TCTTGCTACGTCTATCGAGCCGAAAGCGTCTGCACCTTGCCCCGATCATCTGGTAGTGAGCTCGCCAAATTCTTCAAGACCCGTGACTCGTGCATGATCACCCAGGGGCTCATGGCTCTCATGGACATCAACGCCACGCGCCTCGAGAAGGGACTCGACTGGGAGGAGACCGAGGAGGATCTCAGTCCCGAGGTGTCCAAGCTGGTGAACTCCCTGTTCCGACAGGGCGTCGACCTGGCCAAGTTGGTCGACCCGAAACTCAACCGTCCCCTGGTGGCGATCCAGAACAACGTCGGCGCCGCGCTCCCCACAGCCTCGTCGCCGCAGCAACTGGTGGCGGCGGCCAAGGCCGAAATCGAGCAGGCCGGATGGGACCCGGCCGACATCACATTCGAAATGGTGGAGGACTACCAGCGTACCGGCGTGCTGCCCTCCAGGGCCCTACCAGTGGCATCGGTCCTGGTTGATGAATGAATCTCCCGACATAGAGAGAATCGAAAACACGATCGACGGCATGTGCATGGAGGGCCTTATCATGCCGGAGGCCCCCGAGATGCCCAATGGCTGGGTTCTGATCGTTGACATCGCCGACGAGATTTACCTTTTCATGGACAGGCACAGCAAGAGTCATGCCACAATGGGGCTCTGCGAATATGCCCGTGAGATGATTCGCAGTCAGGACTTCGACGAGGTGGGTGAGCTGTGAACAAATTCACACCCCAAGAGGAGTTCGACTGGTTGGCGAAGTATCCCCAGTTCGTAGAGCGGCCCGCCTCGCTCGAGGAGTTCCTGGGCCCCGAGTATCTTAACGTGGCCGAGCTCACTCGGGATCGCGTTCGCGAGGCCCTGGTGGCCGTGATGGGGGAGGACCCCCAACCCGAGAACCCATCCAAGGTGCTCCGCGCGATCATCGTTGGCGGCATCGGCATCGGCAAGACCACCATCGCTTCCATCGTGCTGACCTATCTGGTCCACTGGACCCTGTGCCTGCGGAACCCTCAGAAGTTCTTTGGCCTGATGGACGGCTCACGCATCGCATTCATGATGATGTCGACCTCTGAGACCCAGGCCAAGGACGTGATCTTCGGTGACGTGAAGGAGCGGATCAAGTACTCGCCGTGGTTCAAGAAGTACCCCTACGACCCGAAGTTCAAGAATCGGTTCGAGTTCTCCAAGCACGTCGTGATCATCCCAGGCGGCTCAGAGGACACTCAGTTCGAGGGCTATAATGTGCTGGGTGGCGTAATCGACGAGATCGACTCCCACAAAGTAACCGAACGAAAGATGTACGCCCAGGTCGGCTACGAGACGATCGTTAACCGTATTACGTCTAGGTATGGCGACAAGGGTCTGATCGTTCTGATTGGTCAGCGCAAGAGCCAGTCAGGGTTCGCCGAAGCGATGTTCCAGGAGTTCCGGGACCGCGACGACGCCTACGCCGAGAACATGACCATCTGGGAGTCCCGCGGCGACGCGTATTACGCCAACGTCAAGGGCGAGATCGAGAAGTTCTACTACGACGTGCTTCGCAAGCAGATGATCCCGCCACAGGTCATAGAGAACGGGCTCCTCGAGCTCAGCGAGAACGTCCTCGAGATTCCGATGACTTACTACGACGAGTTCCGTCGGCAGCCAGAAAAGGCACTCAAGGACCTCGCCGGCATCCCGCCGGCGGTCGGTGATCCGTTCATCAGCCTCACCCACAAGATCCACGAATGCGTGGACCGCTGGGTCGAGTACTACGGCGACGAGCCCCCCGTCAACGAGGACGGGAAGTTGGCTCATTGGTTCAAGTCTGGCGACACTCTCCGACGAGTGGGTCATCTGGACATCGGGTTCTCCGGCAACGGCGATGCGCTCGGGTTCGCCATGGGCCACGTCCGCGAGATGGTCGACATCGAGGGCGAGCTCAAGCCCTACATCGTGTTCGATCTACTCTGGCAAAAGACGGCCCCACCCGGCCACGAGATCTTCCTCGGCGAGGTCAGGCACTTCATCTACAACCTCCGACAAGATCTCAAGTTCAAGCTGGAGCTGGTGACGATGGATGGTTTCGAATCGTCAGACACCATGCAACAGCTCCCTCGCCGCAAGATCGCCACCGACTATCTGTCGGTCGACAAGCAGATGCTCCCCTACTACGACCTACGTGAAGCCATCTACGAGGACCGGGTCGCCTTCCCGCCGTATCTGGTCCGCAGTCGCCAAGACGAGACCAAGCTGATCCAGATCGGCACCCAAGAGCTGACTGAATTGGTGGATGCTGGCAAGAAGGTGGACCATCCTCCAACTGGTAGCAAGGATGTGGCCGACTCCATGGCCGGTGTCACTTTCACCCTGATGGGCGATCGCCGATACCACCGTCGAGTCACTCACATCGCGACGTACAAAGCACAACGTGTTGCTGGTGACAGCACACTTCATCCAGCTTTCAAGGGCGACGTCGAGTGGCATGGGCCACAGCCTCCCCCCGGTTTAGCGAGAGGACCCAGGAGGGTCTGATGAGTTTCCAAATGTCAGATGCCGGACTACATGTGCCGAGCACCCACAAATTCACCAAAACGAAGGCGCCAAAGACTGGTCCCGCCTTCGGCGCATGGTCGGGCCCCAACGCTGACCAGATCCGTTACGAACTGCCCGGCGGTGCCCTGCTCCAGTTCGACCTCACCAAGCTCACCCTGGCCGACTACCGGTCCATGCGTGACCACTACCAGATCAACGTGTCACTGGCGATCCTGACCTTCACCATGCACCAGCTCGACTGGTGGATCGAATGCGAGGACAGCCGAGTCGAACAGTTCGTCACCGAGAACATGACCGCCATTTGGACCCGCCTGATCCGCGGCGTGTCGCAGGCGTACTGGGCCGGCTACTCGCCGATGGCCATCGAGTACGAGAACGACCTCCAGCATCGCAAGATCAGGGTCAACAAGCTGAAGGATTTGCCCCCCGAGGACAGCTCGGTCAACTGGAAGACGGTCGACGGGTTCGCCAAGAGGGGCCATGCCAAACCGAAGCGCTACATCTACGACGGCATCAAGCAGGCCGGAACCTCGGGTCCCATCCCCGTGGAGAACTCACTCTGGTACCCCGTGCTCATGGAGAACGGCAACTACGAGGGACGCAAGTTGCTGAAGGCCGCCTTCGCCCCCTACTTCTTCAGCCAGATCATCCACCTGTACAGCAACCGCTACTTCGAACGGTTCGGTGAGCCGGTCGTGGTCGGCCGCGCTCCCCTCGACGACGATGTCGACATGGGCAACGGCGAATTTCAGAACGGCCGTGAGGTGATGGAGGGGATCGTCAAGAACCTCCGTAACCAGGCCGCCGTGGTCCTGCCGTCCGACCGCACCCTGAATGGCCGTGGTGATCAGCACGACTTCGACTACACCATCGACTACCTCGAGTCTCAGATGCGTGGCGCCGATTTCGAACGGTACCTCCAGCGGCTCGACGAGGAAATGTCGCTGGCCATGTTCCTGCCAGTGCTGCTGTTCCGCACGGCTGACATCGGTTCGTACAACTTGGGGCAGGCCCACGAACGCCTGTTCTTCTTCATGATGAACGCCCTTGCCGGGGACCTGTCGGAGTACCTCGACCGGTTCCTTCTGAACCGGATGGTTGATTTCAACTTCAGCGAGCGTGCTCCGCGGGCCCGGTTCCGTTGGCGCAAACTGGGCAAGGACACCGACGAGACGATTCGGGCGATGCTCCAGTCGAGCATCATGGCCGGCACGATGAAACCCGACATCGACGAACTCGGTATGGCGGCCGGCATGACCATGCACGAGGTCAGCCAAGTCACCAAGACGGAGACCGAATCCTCCACATCAGGCGGTGGCGAAGAGGGTGGCGGTGGCGGCGACGCTTCGTCCAGCTCGATCGTCACGCAGGGGTTGACCACCGCATCGCAGCAGGTGGTGGGCGACATCGTGAAACGCCTCCGTGGCCAGGCCCGCAAGGCCGAGCGGTCCGAGGGCGGCCTCGCCGTCATGGACGCGACGCTCGGGTACCGCAAGAAGATGCAACTGGCGATTCAGCACGACCTCCCGCGCAACGAATGGGAATGCTTCCAGGCGACCGAGAAGATGTTCGGCACCACCAACCACTGGATGGGCGAGGCGGTCAAGCACTTCACTTCGGCTGATGAATTCGCAGCGGGACTCGAGCGGGTGTTGCTGGAACAGGTCAATGAGCTCACCCCTTGAGATTCGCTGCACCTGTTCGCGTTCTCCCCTACTCGCCGTAGCCGGATCATCTGATGAGGGCCCCTTCATTCACGTGAAGGCGTACAAGCAGCAGAAGATCATTACGGAGCTCGTGGTCACCTCGGGAATCGTCCGTTTGCGCTGCCGAAACTGCAACCGATGGCTGACGCTGAACGTCAAGACCGAGAAGGTGACGGCACGAAATGAGCCGTTGCCACCTTCGATCACCCTCTAATGCTGGCAAGAGGGGGAAAGTCCCTCCTACCTTCTGGAGCGTGGAAACGAACTACTTTCATGATGCGCTGACATCCGGTTCTTGGACCATGTCCAAGAACGATGACGGCTCAGCAACCCTCGTAGGGATGAGTATTTTCCGCGCCGGCGAATTCAGGAACAGCCGGGGGCAGAACACCGAATGGAAGCTCAGCGATCTTCATGCCATGGCGTCCAATTTCGAACTTCTGCGACCGACGTTTCCGAACGTGCCGGTGCGGCGTGACCATGTTCGCTCTGTCGACAACGTGATCGGGTATTTCGATCGCGTGTACGTCGCCGGAGACAATCTCTACGGCGACTTTCGAATCACCGAACCAGACGCGGTCGACAAGTTCGAACGAGGGACCTTCCGTTCCCGCTCGATCGAGGTCGGCCCATACGAGTCCAACAAGGGGGACGTCACGTTCCCCGCAGTGCTGGGCCTGGCAATGGTGGACATCCCCGCCGTCGAGGGACTATTCCAGCGACACGACCCCAAGGAGGGCCCAGTGCCCGATTTCACCGAAGAAGAGCTCGACTGGGCTGTGGCGTCCGTTTACGCTCAGGCCCTCGAGGACCAGACCAGCCAGACCGAGTCCTACACCAAGGATTTGGATTGGGCCGTTGCTGCCGGCTTCGCCGAGGCGGACATCGCTGTCCGCGCCGAGCTGGCCGACAAGGACAAGGCTCCCTTCCTGTTCCAGATGGGCGGGGGTGACACATCGAGCGACTTCGCTTCGGTGCAGCGCCGCCTCGACGCCCTCAACACCTACGTCAACGACGTGACCTCGAAGATCCGTGTGGACTTCGTGGACGCCCTCGTCAATGACGAAAAGATCGGTGCTCCCCAGCGTGACGACCTCGTCGTGTTCGCTGAGAGCCTGACAACCGAGCAGTTCACGGCTTTCCGTGCGACCTATGAGGGCGCACCGAAGTTGGGTGTGCTCGGAGCGAAACTCGATGACGGAGGAAAGGGCCCCGATCCCAAGTCCCCTCTTGCCGAGGAATACGCCACCGCCCAAGAGGTCGTGGCACACCACCAGCGCTCAGGCATGGGCGAAGACGAAGTCCAGAAGACCGACTCCTACAAGCGGATGATTGCTTTGCAGGAGCAACTCGACAAGGAGAACGCCTGATATGGCACATTTCCAAAAGGGGCCCAACTACCGGACACCGTTCGGTAAGTCGGAGTTCCTCCGTTCAACCCAGGACATCAAGACCGAGTCCTACACGGTTGCCGATGCGACGGTCCCAGACCAGACCATCGACGCTGTTGTGACAAAGGTCTTGCAGCCTGGCACTGTGATGGCATCCATCACCAGTGGTGGCGACAGCGGAAAGGTTGGCCCGTATCAGGTCGACGCTTCCGACGGTCGCCAGACCGCCACCAACATCGTTGGCATCAACTACACGTTCCTCCCGTGGCAGCTCAATGAGCGCGACGTGGAGATCAGCGTTGTGTACGAAGCCAGCGTCGTCCAAGCATGGTGCGTCTTCTACGATACCGGCGACTTCGCCGCCGGTAACACAGGGACCGCCGTCACCAACACCGTTGCGGATCTGATGAAGGCCGGCGTTCTGCGCGGCGTCTCCGTCAGCTTCCACTGAGAGGGACCTGAACAATGACTGAAATCGCTCAGGACCGCTTGGTTCGCAAAGAGGTGGCGCTCGGCGCCATCCGAGAAACACCAGTCGACGAACGCCACATTTGGCCAAGCCTTGCGCCGTTCCTCGATGTCCAGTCCGACGATGTGATCTTCCAGTACATCACGCCGGAGACCGCAGGTCTCGCCCCGGCGCGTGCTG